TTTTAGAATGGATGCATAGAGAATACAATGAATCTACCATGGATTTGTTTGTCTGTGTCGCATGGACCGAAAGTATACGTATGGAGATACCTTCTGAACTAGGAACAAAATATATTATATCTGAAACTAATTCTTGGTTTGGAAATACTAATAATGTATTCTATAGATTAAATCCTGGCTTTAATGGAAATTCAGATTGGGAAAAAAGATTAATACCATTTTATCAAAAGTTCATGGCATCAAATCAGTCATATTTAGAAATTCAAAGTTTAAATCTTGTACATCAACTACAGTCTTATTTTAAGTCAATGGGTATTCAGTATGTCATGTGTAATACCATGCACTTTGTCAAACGAGATCGATGGACTGATTTTTACTTAAAGTTAATAGACGGTTCTCGATATATGGATTTTGATAATTCAAATAACTCTTTTTATCTCAAGTACCAGCGAGAAGGTCATCAGAATTCTTTAGCAAAATATTGGCATCACGAAGCCAAAAACTTCGACGAAGCTAAATCAAAAGCTCTTACTTCTATGTTCTGGACAGTGTGGTACGACATAGAACTAAAAGACGATTTTGATTTTTCTTCTTATTCAATCCCTAAATGGGACGAAGACTATGTGCATATTTTTAAAAATAACGAATACTTTGACGGATTGTCTTTGGTCCCCCGCCACAAGTATATTAGCGATAAAGAAATCAAATATAGATTCTTTACTGATAAAAAAGAAATTGATTTAGTAGCAAGTATTCCTAAACAGTACGATATTTTTTACATAGATACCTATGAAGAATATATCAACGCACTGGAAAATGCAACCACTGATTTGTTTTGGATAGTTCCTAGCGATGTTACAGTCGTTGAAGAATTTAAATTTGATCTGTATTTTAGTCATCATAATAGTTATGAGAGACAAGAAAATCATATGTTCCTTAACGGAGATACATATGACGGAATCATTTTAGCATCAAAATTTAAACCTATAAGTGAAAAAGAATTTAGATATAGATTCTTAAGCGACAAAAAAGAATGGGAAATTCTTGCAAGTCGTCCTAAAGAGTTTGAAAAGTTTAATATAAAAACCTACGACGATTATCTTGCTGCCTGCGAAAATTCAACAACAAATATGTTCTGGGCAATATGGTATGACATAGAACTTTTAGAAGATTTTACTTTTGATTACTATGCACCTCGTTATAATCAGAATGTTACCCATGTATTTAAAAATGGAGAATATTATGATGGACTTTGTCTGTTTAGTAAACACAACAAAGTAACTGAAAAAGAATTTAAATATAGATTCTTCACTGACAAAAAAGAAGTTGATTATGTTGCCAGCGTTCCAAAATCATACGATATTTTTGAAATAGAAACGTATGATCAATATTTAGAAGCAGTAAAGCAGTCGACTACAGATTTGTTTTGGATGACTAGTCCTAACTTAAAAGTAGTCGATGATTTTAAATTTGATCTATACATTACATATCATAATGCCTACGAACGACAAGAAAATCACGCATTTGTACACCTAGTTAATAATGACAAATTATATAACGGTATCTTCTTATTAAGTAAGTACAAGCCAGTTAGCGCCAAAGAAATAGAACATAGATATATTGTCGAGCGTAAAGAATGGGATCTTTTAGCCAGTGTTCCCTGCCAGTACGATAAATTTTATGTTGATTCTTACGAGCAATATTTAGAAGCTAAATCAAAATCAAGAACAGAACTGTTTTATATTATACCTTCCGGTATTAATCTCAAAGATGATTTTAAATTTGATGTTTATTATACTCATGACAATGTCTTTGATAGATCTGTACATCATGCTTTTCTTAACGGTGATTTCTATGACGGAGTATTATTAACTCCAAAATCTTTAGAAATTTCTAAAAAGGAATTTGATAATAAATTTGTCATTGAGAAAAAAGAAGAAGAGTTATTAGTAAGTACGCCGGTTAAGTTTGAAATTTTTAATATAAGTTCTTTTGAAGAATATCTCACAGCCTGTGAACAGTCAACAACTGATATGTTCTGGGCAATATGGCCCGACATTGATGTTGTAGAAGATTTTGACTTTGAATATTATGTTCCTCGTTATAATCAACATATTACTCATATTTTTAAAAACGGCGAGTACTATGACGGTGTTTGTCTGTTTAGTAAGCACACTAAAGTAAGTGAAAAAGAATTTAAGTACAGATTCTTTACTGACAAAAAAGAAGTTGACTATACTATCAGCTATCCTAAAAATTATGATATATTTTATGTTAACACATACGATGAATATTTAAATGCTGTTCAATCTTCTATTACAGACTTGCTCTGGTTAATACCTAGTGACGTTACAGTAGTTAATGACTACAAGTTTGATCTTTATTTTAGCCACCATGACACCTATAGTCGACAAGAAAATCATATGTTCCTTAACGGAGATACATATGACGGTGTTATTCTTGCCAGTAAGTTTAGACCTATAAGTGAAAAAGAATTTAGATATAGATTCTTAAATGAAAGAAAAGAATGGGATACACTTGTAAGTATACCACAAGAGTTTGATAAGTATCTTAATGCTTGCAAAGAATCTAAAAGCAATATGTTTTGGTGCATATGGCATGATGTAGACGTTGTAGAAGATTTTGACTTTGATTACTATGTACCTCGATACAATCAACACATTACACACGTTTTTAAGAACGGAGATCATTTTGATGGTATTTGTTTATTCAGCAAAACTTCACAGGTAAGCGAAAAAGAATTCAAGTACAGATTCTTTACAGAAAAGAAAGAAATTGACTACCTAGCAAGTTATCCAAAGAAATACGATATATTTTACATTGACAGCTACAATGAATACATTGATGCAGTTGAGAACTCAAATACTGATCTATTCTGGATAGTTCCTAGCGATGTTATTACTGCTGAAGAATTTAAGTTTGATCTTTATTTCAGTTATCACAACAGCTACGAACGAGAAGAAAATCATATGTTCCTCAACGGAGATACATATGACGGAATTATACTTGCCAGTAAGTTTAAATCCATAAGCGAAAAAGAATTCAAATATAGATTTTTAAGCGACAGAAAAGAGTGGGAAGTTCTTGCAAGTAGACCAAAAGAATTTAGTAGATTCTTTAATATAAAAACCTATGACGATTATCTTAATGCTGTAAAAAATTCAACATCAAAGATGTTCTGGTGTGTATGGCATGATGTAGAAGTTGTTGAAGATTTTGACTTTGATTACTATGTGCCTCGTTATAATCAACACTTAACTCATGTGTTTAAGAATAGCAAACATTATGACGGTATTTGTTTATTTTCAACCGAAGTACTTGTTTCTGAAAAAGAATTCAAAGAAATACGATATATTTTACATCGACAGCTACAATGAATACATGGATGCAGTTGAAAAATCAGATACTGATCTATTCTGGATAGTTCCTAGTGACGTAATTGTATCTGATGAATTTAAGTTTGATGTTTACTTCAGCTACCACAACAGCTACGAAAGAGAAGAAAATCATATGTTCCTCAACGGAGACACATATGACGGTGTCATTCTTGCCAGCAAGAAAAAATTAATTTCTGAAAAAGAATTTAAATTTAGACACATTTCAGATCGTAAGGAATGGGACGAAGTTGCTAGTACGCCTAAAATGTTTGATAAATTTAATATTTCAACATACAGGGACTACGAACAAGCTTGTAAACTATCTGAGTCTAACATGTTCTGGTACGTCTGGCCAGATGTAGAAGTTGTTGAAGATTTTAACTTTGATTATTATGTTCCTCGTTACAATCAACATGTTACACATATTTTTAAGAATGGTGAACATTGGGACGGCATTTGTTTATTTTCAAAAGAAGAACAAATCTCTGAAAGAGAATTTAAAACAAGATTCTTTATAGAGAAAAAAGAAATTGAAACAATAGCAAGTAATCCAAAACAATTTGATAAGTTTACAGTAAGCACTTATAGAGATTATCTAGTTGCTCTTGAAGAGTCTACTACAGACATGTTCTGGGTAGTACCAAAAGAAGTTCAAGTATTAGATACATTTACATTTGACACTTATTTCAGTCATCATAATACCTATGATAGAAATATGAATCACAGTTTTAAACACTTATTTAGAGGCGAAGAAAACTATAATGGTATTAACCTGATGAGTAAACATGCCCCTGTAAGTGAAAAGGAAATTACTTTCCGTTATCTAGTTGAGCGTAAAGAATGGAATATTACAGCTAGTAAAGTTAAACCATATGACATTGTGTTTATTAGTTATAACGAAAGTAATGCTGATGAAAACTTTGACAGAGTTAAAACGCTGTATCCAAGGGTCAAACGTGTACACGGAGTTAAAGGCATTCATCAAGCTCACATCAAAGCAGCCGAACAGGCAGATACAGATAACTTCTGGGTAGTTGATGGTGACGCAGTTGTAGTTGATGACTTCAAGTTTGATTATGAAATACCTGTATGGGAAAGAGATACAGTTCATGTATGGCGCAGTCAAAACCCTGTTAATAATCTAGTCTACGGTTATGGTGGTGTTAAACTGTTACCTCGTCAACTTACATTGAGTATGGATGTAACTCGTCCTGATATGACAACTAGCATCAGCGATAAATTTAAACCAGTACAAGTTGTCAGTAACGTTACTTCCTTTAACACTGATGAATTTTCAACATGGAAGTCAGCGTTCCGTGAATGTGCTAAACTAGCAGGTAAAACTATTGATCGTCAAGTAGATAGTGAAACAGAAGAACGTCTAAATGTGTGGTGTACACAAGGAGCAGATAAACCCTACGGTGAATTTGCTATAAAAGGCGCACTCGCCGGACGTAAGTTTGCCACAGAAAATCCCGACAACTTATTTAAGATCAACGACTTTGATTGGTTATACGAGCAATTCTTAAATGAAAAAAATAACAGTAAGTGAATATGATGTAATCTATATCAGTTACGATGAGCCAGATGCTGATCGTAACTATGCAGATCTTTGTTCAAAGATACCTTGGGCAAAACGTGTTCACGGTGTTAAAGGCAGTGATGCTGCTCATAAAGCTGCCGCAAACTTATCTGAAACAAACAGATTTGTCACCATTGACGGTGACAATGTACTTACAGGAAAGTTTCTTAATCAAGTAATTGAAGTACCTGAAGATGTTAATTTTGATAATTGTGTAGTAAGTTGGCCTAGTTATAATATTATCAACGGACTTATGTACGGCAATGGCGGCATTAAATGCTGGCCGAAGCACGTTGTCCTTAACATGCAAACACATGAAGCTGCTCCTAATGACAATGTAAAAAGCCAAATAGACTTTTGCTGGGATTTAGAATATTTGCCTTTAGACAAAGCCTTTAGTCAAATACATAATAACGGCAGTCCACTACAAGCATGGAGAGCTGGCTTTCGTGAAGGCGTCAAGATGTCACTTGAACAGGGTCAACGAGTTAATCAATTAAAAGATGTATGGCCAGGTAACTACCAACGATTAGGAATTTGGTCAATGGTAGGCGCAGATGTATCAAACGGCATTTGGAGTATACTAGGAGCTCGTCAGGGTTGTTACATGACACATTTTACTGATTGGGATTTTATTAATGTTCGAGACTTTGATTATCTCAATACTTTCTTTTATGATAAAGTTAAAAATGAAGACCCACTAGCACTGGCCAAAAAAATAGGGAATCTCATTAAGCATGAGCTCCCTATAGATGATGAACCGTTAACAGCTATTCAAAGTAAGTGGTTTAAAACATTTGATTTCAATATAACAAGGAAATCAGATAATGTTCTCCATTACAATGATTTAGACAGCGGAAATACTTCTGCAATAACTTGACCACAGGCACGAGCAATATCCATATGCTCTTTTTGTGTTCCATTGGCACTACGAAGTTCAATGTAATGAATCCAACTACGAATAGTACCGTTCATATACATACGACTAACAGTAAGGCCTTCTGGTAGAACAGCACGAGCTTGTTCTTTGGCAATACCGTTTTTAATAGCCCAAGAATACTCTTGTTTAACTGAAAATAGTACACGCTTCTGAGCACGTTCCCATTCATAGGCAAGAAGTTTTTGTTGCTCGTCGTTCATGTCAAATTCTACACTATTTTGACGATTCTTTGTATCTTGGAATCGTGCTTCACGCAGTACAAAAGCTTCATCTAGTTCTGCGGTTGGATCAGCATAGCGTTGACTAAACTCTTGAAAGCTAAAGCTACGATGGCGTAGGATTTGTCTTGCAATATCTCTAGTAGTAGTGATCTCTATACAAGCACTAACCATCTCGAGAGGACTCCAATGTTGATGCTTGATCAAATACTTGATTAGCTTTTCGCTAGTTTCTGTATTGAACTGATTAGCAGGGTTACTTACACAAGCGCAGTAAGCTACTAGATCTAGTGCATCGTCTATGTTTTGTTGACGAAATTCTTCTGTAGGTTGGCTATAAGAAACTAACTTAACTTTCATTTTAATTTTCTTTTATCTAAAAAACGTTTAGTGTGTTTAGTAATGTCTTTTTTAATTCTGTCTGTGTCGAGCTGAAAATCTATACTTTCAATATTTGATTCGTATTCTTTAATTACTTCTTTGATATGGGATTCAAAAGAATCCCAATCATCAGTCATAATTTTATTAGCTCGTATTTCCCAAACTTTTGCGTTTTTAAATGTAATAGTTATGGTGTGTAAGTACGTTAATGGAACTACGTTACACGTAATCTCACCAAATACTTCTGGCCATTTGTCTATTGCATCTTTGGGTAATGTTCTTCCATTAACCACTTTTCTTTTTAGTCGGAACAAGGTCTTCAGCCAATCGTCTAAATTGAGCTGCTTCTTTTGCCAATTTGTCTGCTTGGCTTCGATAGAACTTTGCCTTTTCTTCGGCTGATGCATTTTCATTTAAGGCACTTACTGCT